AACGCGCATGTATCCAATCTGATGTTCCAATTCCAAGATATTGGCATGATGCTTGCGGCGGGGCAAAATCCTCTCATGCTTGCAATGCAGCAAGGAACGCAGGTTTCTGGCGTATTCCACCAGATGAAAGAAAGCGGGCAGTCGGCTTTTAGTGGCATTAAGGGCGGTTTGCTTGCGCTGATTAGCCCAATGTCTCTTATGACGCTCGGGGTGATTGCTGGCGGCGCGGCTTTGGTGCAATGGGGAGTTAGTGCGCTAGGGGCGGAAGAAGAGACAAAAACGCTATCTGAGACGGTTGACGGGTTTACCGACGCCGCTGATGCCTACATGGCGGCTGCTGCTGCTGCTGGCGTGTCCACGGACGAACTAGCTGAGAAGTATGGGCGATTGTCTGTTGAGGCACGGGCGGCTCTTTCTGCTATTGCGGACGTTGCGATGGTGGAAGCCCTTAATGAGGCTGACGCATCAATCCAAGCGACATTGGAAAGCCTGACCGCTTACCGTGAAATTGCAGATGCTGGATTTCTTGGGGCAACGCAAACGGTTCTTATGCTTAAGGACGCATTTGACCTTACAAATTCCGAAGCGTCCAGACTTCGCCAATCGCTTGAGGATTTGGGTAATGCTAAAGGGTTGGAAGCGCAGGCCCGTGCGGCGGCTGATGTGCAAAGCGCATTGCTGGCTGCATATGGAAGCGCAGAAAAAATGCCAGGCCCGTTGCGGACTGCGTTTGGCGAGATGGCTAGAATTGTCACAAAGGCAGGGGAGATTTCCAAGGCAGCTAGTGACGCTGCGGACATTTTCGCGCAATTTCCGGGGCTTTTGTCGTCAGCTACTTCCGCCGCAAATGGATTGGCTGGGGCTGTCAGTAATGTAGCGACTAATGCTTGGGATGCTGCCCGTGCTTTGGCTGCGGCAGCGCAAAAACAGGCTGACTTTGCAGGCGGCGGGCGCGGGGCTGACCCAAGATCGTTTGTCGAGGATGAATATTGGTCTGGCGTGTATTTCCCCAGCCCAGAGGAAATGAACTTTAACACAGGCGAGGGCGGCGGCGGTGGCGGCGGTGGTGCTGACCCTTATGAGGAAAACCTAAACCGGCTCATTCAAAGCCTGCAAACTGAGCGCGAAGTCACTGATGCTTGGTATCAGGAAAACCTGACCATCCTGCAAGATCGCCGCGCATTGGAATTGCTATCCGAGGAAGAGCATAAGGCTGCATTGCTTGCGCTTGAGCAAGAGTATCAGGAGCGGCTTTCAGGCATCAGGGAAATGGGCAACCAATGGAGCCTGCAATCCGCGCTTGAAGGTGCTGCGGAGATATTCGGCGCAATGGGATCAATGAATAAAAAATTCCTGAAAGCGCAAGCTATATTTTCCGCTGGGGCAGCTCTTATATCAACATACCAAGGCGCAGCGAAAGAGCTTGAAAAAGGCACATTTGGATTTGCTTCTGCCGCCGCCGTCATTGCAAAAGGTATCGGGTTTGTCGCTGCTATCAAGGGCGCGGCAAACGGAAGCACTTCATCTTCTGGCGGCGCATCTGCCCCGACTAGTGCGACATCATCAAACAACCAAGAGCCTGAGCGTGTAACTCGGATCGAATTGTTAGGCGAAGATTGGATGGTAAGCCTTGCCGAAAGTATGATGGGCCAAATCTACAACGCGACAGGGCAAGGGCGCGTAATCATTAGCAGGTCGGGAACATGACTGTAATCATTAGGGCTGGCGCGACCAATACAAACGTAATCAACGTCTTGCATCAAAACATCTTTGCGGAAGGGACGTTAACCTATTCCACACAAGCGACCGACTATAACGCGTCAAATATTACCGATGATGCAACTTGGAATGCGTGGAAGCCAACTGCTGTTGCGGCTTATGTGCAAGTGGATTATGGGGCCGATGTAACTTGCGATATGCTAGGCGTATCTGCTCACGATATGTTTACGCAAGGCGCGTCATTCTCTTTGCAGCATAGCGCGGATGGTATTTCTTGGACCACTATCAGCGCAAGCTATACCCCGACCGATAACGATGACATCATCGTATGCTTCCAATCGACGGCTGCGCGATATTGGCGGTTTAACTTGACTGGGGCGGTTGCGTCTATCGGCGTCATAAAACTGGGCGAGAAACTCGCATTCCCTTGTGCGCCACTAGTTGGCCATACCGCACTGCACCATGCGCGCAAATACGAGATGCTGACTAATGATAGCATTGGAGGGCAATTCCTAAATAACAGGGTTGTTCGTATCGGCGCTGAAACTTCCGTAAATGTCGGATCAGTTGATAGAGATTGGGCAGAAACAGACTTGGCAGAATTTGAATTGGCGTTCAATCAAGGGGTAACGTTCTTCTATTGCGGCGCTCCATCCGACATTCCAAAGGATATGGGATATTGCAGAAGGCCTAGTGGTGACGCGGAAATGAACATTTCATGGATCGAGGGCGATATTCTAGCAGATGTATCGTTCGGTATTCAATCATATGTCCCGGCTTGATGTGGCGCAATAATGACAAAACCTAGCCCCGTTACTGTCTTTGAGATGGACTTGGATTACTGCGACCTGACATTCGGCGTCGGGGCATGCACTGCGACGCTTGCGGGATCAGTTGTTAGGAAGTGCTTCAACACTTGGAACACGTGCAAGCTAAAATCTGCATTTGTGAAGGGGTCAAAGACTTACCGTTTCGTGCAGGATCAGTCCGGCTTTCCTATAGGCCTTAATTACATTCCTGCGCTCATATCAGCTAGTGGAAGGTCTGGAACGGTTAATATCGCCGGATCGGATGAACGCATGTCGGCACTTGGGGAGAGGGCTGTTATCAAGGCGACATTTAAGGACTTTGCAGACAGCGACATTCTAACCGACAAATATCAGGCAGAGCGGATCAGTGGGGCCGCGCAAACAGATGAGCCGGGATACAACCCTAAAGATCGTCTGTCATTCTGGGCTAAACTGAAGCAGCGCAATCCGAACTACGCTGGCAGGCCGTGCAGGATTATCCAAGGCACTTTGTCCGGCGGCGTATTTACTCCCGTAACAACTCGCAATTTCATTCTGACAGAAATTGATGGGCCGGATGATAACGGTCGGGTTTCTATCGAGGCGATGGATATTCTGTCACTTGCAGGTAGCAAAAAAGCAGTTGCGCCATTTGCTGGACGTGGGTTTCTGTCCGCTGACTTGGCAATTGATGGAACGTCCATAACGCTGCTACCTGCCACAATCGGCGACGAATACCCGGCCAGTGGTGTTGCCGTGATCGGATCGGAGATTGTGACATATACTAGGGCTGGCGACGTGTTCACACTTACAGCACGAGGCCAGCGCGGCACGGTTGCGACTACTCACGGGGTAAATGATACGTTGCAGCCAGTATACGCTCCACGCGAGGAACGGATTGACGCTGTTATCTATGACTTGCTTGTGAATTATGCGGGGGTTGATCCGGCATTCATTCCATACGCTGATTGGCAAGATGAGGTGGCGCGATGGTCGCCAAACGTGAAACTGACCGCTGATATTTGTAAGCCGGAAGGTGTTGCGACCCTTATTGGCGAAATGTCTGTTCTCGGGTTTAGTATCTGGTGGAATGATGTAACGCAACAGATTAACCTAAAGGCAAACCGACCGCCTGATACTGATGCAGTCGCAGAGTTTAGCGACAGGAATAACATCGTATCAATCAAGCAAGAAGATCGGGATGAGGATAGGATTACGCGCGTTTCGTTCTGGTCCGTCCAGATTGATCCCACTAAGGGCATGACTAAAAGCAATTTCTTGCGTCAACAGCTAATAATTGACGTTGACGCTGAAAGTCCACAAAATTACAACGGCTTTAGGATTAAGGAAGTATATAGCAGATGGCTGAACGTTGGGAATGACGGCCTTGTGCGTATTCTTTGCAAGCGTATTCTGAACCGCTTCAATAAGCAGCCGGTCCTTTATGATATGGTATTGGACATAAAGGACGATATTGAACTGGCATCAGTGGCGAGGATCACAAGCCGTGTCATATCAGATGAGGTTGGAAAAGAATACCCGCAATTAATGCAGGTGATCCGTCGCGATGATATGCAGACTGGACACACAGTCAAAGTTAAGGCTCAGAAATTCCAATTTGACCAAAGATACGGCTATGTGACAGAAGATACTCGCCCGGTGTATAGTCTTAGCAACGATGCCCAAAAGGCAAGAGGCGCTTATATGGTTGACGATATGGCGCTTATATTTGGGGACGGCACTGGGCCGTATTTGTTCATATGATGATCGGAAATTGACGAATGGCTGATTGGGTAACTATTACGGATAGCCAGTGCGATCCTGACGCGCCGCTTACATCGGGATTGGCATATGCGTGGCGCGATAACACCATCGCCATTGCTGAAGGTTCTCCAGGCGCTCCGGTTTTATCTGCCGCATGGCATCCATATGACATGGTATCGGTCGGAGATGGCACGACGGGGCTTTTCTACGATGTTGCCGTGAGTGGTGCGACTGCAACCATTACCACTCCGACATTTGCGAACGGTTGGGATTATCGCGTTCGTTGGTCGGGTGCCAGCACAAGCGGGGCAAACGCCGATTTCAGGATTAACGGAATCGGCCTTACGAACATGAACGGCACAGCAAACTGCTCCGGTTACATCACGATTGAAGCCGCGCGGCAGGCAGGCGTCCAGAAATACGGGCTGGTGTGGAACGGGACAAGCGTCAGCGGATCATCCGCACTGGCCGCACTAGGGGCAACCCTTGCCGATCCGTTCTTTGGCTATCTGCGGATCGGCGGCTCGGGTGCGGTTTCCTCATTGGCCTTCACATGGTCTCTTGGAAACCACGACGCTGGTCAGTGGTTCCTTGAACGCAAGCGCAACATTGCGACTAATTGATCCTATGACTGATGATATTCAAGTGCGTTGTTGTGATGGAATGGCATAATGATGCTATGGTATTTGCAGGGCTTTTTGCCTTCCATTCTACTTTGAGTGTAGTGTATCTACTAGGCATAAATCCCAGAGGAATAATGGAAACCGCGCTTGATTATGTAACTCGGCTATGGCCTGTAGGGCTTGGCTTTGTGGGATTGGTGGCATGGCTGGTCAGGGTTGACGGGCGAACCATGCAAACTGCAAAAAATCTTGAACGGATGGAAAAGGAAAACTCTGACGAAATGCTTCGGCTTGAAAACAGAATTGACGCAAGGCGGAAAGAGGATATGACGCGAATTTCAGAGGATATGAGGGAAATTAAAGCGGATATCAAAACGCTGTTGCAAAGGGGGCAAAGCAATGGACAGCACTAAATTCTTCTCGGAGATTAAGAAACTGACCGGGCCGCTATTGCCGGTTCAGGTTCAAGTTATTGAAGCGGTGATGGATATCGCAAGAGGTATCTCACCGCAACATTTGGCATATATCCTTGCGACAGGATGGGGCGAGGCAAAGTTGACGCCAAAGCGCGAGAATATGAATTATCGCGCGGCTCGCATCAAGCAGGTTTGGCCCTCTCGCCCGGAAGCGGTCAAGTTTGCAGGAAAGCCGGTGGAATTGGCTAATTCGGTGTATGGCGGCAGGCTCGGGAACCGACCAGGAACGAATGACGGATGGGATTTTAGGGGCGGTGGGATTGATCAGCTTACTGGGCGCGGAAACTATGCTAAGGTAGGTCTAGAGAATAACCCGGATGGAATTTTGCAGCCAGACAAAGCGGCTAGGTCTATTGTGCATGGCATGACTACCGGGCGATATACGGGTAAGAAGCTGGCAGATTATGGCGATTGGGACAAGTTTAACGCACGGGCGGCTAGGGCCATTGTAAACGGCGACGTGAAGGCCAACGGGCAGAAATATGCTGAATACTATGACGTGTTCCTAGCGGCTCTGGTATCGGCTGGATATAAGGCCACCGATAAACCTGTAACAGTCGCGCGACCGGGCAAGGAAGTGGCTATTGCGACCGGCCTAGCGGCTGTAGTGGCGGCGCTGTGGCAATGGGGCGAGGATATGGTTCAAGGGGTATCGCAATGGTTCAACTAGTCCCGAACGTCCGCAAGGCTTGGCGATGGTTGTCCATGCAGTTGCTTGCACTGGCTGCGATTGCAGAGGTCGCTTGGGCCACTATGCCGCCGGATGCGCTGGCAGTTATTCCGCCCGATTGGCGCGGGTATATTTCGCTCGGGCTTGTGGTGGCTGCGATGCTTGGTCGCGTAATTGATCAAGGGCCTGCCGTCAAGTGACTGGACTTGCAATCGGCAAAAACAAGGCTAGGGGCTTGCAATGCTAGGATGGTTTCTGCCAATCGCGGGACAACTGGCTAAGGCATATACTGACCTTGCAAACGCTAAAACAGACGCGGACAGGATCAAGGCTGATGTGACCATTAAACAACTTGAGGCGCGTCAAGCCGCTCTGGCGAACGGCGGTTGGATCACGGCAGTTGTGCAGGCGCTATGGGCGTTGCCGTTCATAATCTACGCATGGAAACTTGTCGTTTGGGATAAGGTTCTAGCGTGGGGCGCGACCGATCCGCTAGGTGATACCATGGGCAGCGTGATGGTTACTATCGTCGGGTTTTACTTTCTGTCTAGTGGTGCGATTGCGGTTGTTCGGGCGGTGAAGCGGTAGGGTTGCAAGCGCACTGCATATGGTCACTTTTAAAGCCCGGTCCTTTGCATAGTGGCCGGGTTTCTGCTTATCTATCCATGCGCCTTTCCCGGTTGTGCGCGCTTCCAGGTTCATCCCTCCCTCTGTTCCTGCGTTAAAGACAACCGGGCCTCATCTTTACAAAGCTTTCGGAATGTGCAATGTTCCTGATATGCACAAGATATCCCGCATCATCCACAACGCTATATGGTCCGACAAAGATCAATCGCTATGCGCGAGGGCTTGGAATGATCGGGATACATCAAGGCTGGCCTGCTTGCTAATTGCCATATGCGGGCCTAATCATTGCAAGCAATCATGGGAGTGGTGGAACGATGACGCGAGATGATTACGAGAATGACCCCGTATTCAAAAGGCTACAGTGGGAAGTCAGGCAAGCTTTTGAAAACGGATACCGAGCCGCAAAGCAAGATCGAGGGCAATCCAAAATGAACCCGGAAAAAGGCGAATGGTTCGATCATTGGATTATCAGTAAGTCGCGCGCTTTCCTATTGGCAAACGGGCTTATCACCGGAGATGAGGGATACAAATGAAAACCACAGCACTTATCGCGCTATTGGCATTTAGCGCCCCGGCCATGGCATTGGATTGCGGGCCGACTGATCAAATGTATGCCGCGCTTAGTCAACAATACGGAGAGGAACCTATTTTCCTTGGTTCACAGGTTGACGGAAGTGTAATTGAAATTTGGGTCGGTGACGATACTTGGACGGCCTTTGTTAGCCTGCCGGATGGCACGTCTTGCCGCCTTACTGACGGAACTGGATATAGCCGCCATGCCCTAAAGCCGGGGGCATAACAAAGTGACGCCTAAGCAGCGTGAAGCATGGGATATGCAGCAATCCGGCATGTCTTACTCCGATATAGCGACAACGCTAGGTATCAGTTGTGAGAGCGTGAAGGATAGGCTTTCCGGCGCTAGGAAATGGGCCAATGCTGATCCGGCTGCACAACAAGCGGCAACAGTTGCGGGGTCGGAAGTTATCCCGCATTCGTTCTGGCTAAAAACTGATAGCCATTCAATCTATTATAAGACGCCTGCGGATGATGCAGCGCAAGGTTTCCTGTCATCCATTGCAGATGCATTTCAGAACATTCCAGCGTTCCGGCCTAACCCAGTTGCAGACACGAATAGCGGTTTTCTGACAGTCTATCCGCTTTACGACATGCACCTTGGAATGATGGCGTGGGCGAGGGAAACGCGCGGGCAGGACTATGACTTAGCTCTGGCAAAGCAGGACTTGATTACAGGAATTGAGGCTATCGCTAAACGTGCGCCGCAATCCGACACGGCGCTTGTAATCCTTGGCGGCGATACTCTGCACGTAAACGATCACTTCAATGAAACCCCAGGATCAAAGCATCACATGGATGCAGACGGGCGATTTGAAAAGATAGTGGACGTTGCGATTGAAGCGATTAGCCATGCAATCGAATACCTAGCAGACCGTCATGCGCTAGTGCATGTAGTAATCTTGCGAGGGAACCATGACGAAACATCGCATATCGTCCTAAAGGCCGCTCTACGGCAACGATATCGACTAGCAAGCGGAATTAGCTTTCCAACTGTATCAGGATGGGATAAGTCGGAAATATACTGGTTTCAGCACGGCAACAGCCTAATCGTCGCTCACCATGGCGATAAAATGCCACCACAACGGCTCGCTATGATTGCAGCGGATCAATGCCCGTTCTGGTCATCCAGTAAGCGTCGCGTGATCTTGACTGGACACTTGCACTCAATGAAGGTGCAGGACTTCCCAGGCGTTACTCACTTCACCTTACGCGCGTTTGCTCCGGCAGATGCTTATGGTGCTACGTTCGGCGGCGTCCGGGGTTTGTCCGCTATGACATTCTGCGATAAGAAGGGGCTTGTTAATATGGCATTTGATCCGATGGATAGGGGGTAAGAATGGCACGTATTGTAGGCATCACTGGCGCGGCTGGCAGTGGTAAATCAACCGCAGCTAAAGAGTTGATCCGGCTAGGATGGGTTAACGTGAAGATGGCAGGACCGCTAAAAGACATGATGCGGGATATCGGGCTGACATATGATCACATTGAGGGTGCGCTAAAGGAAGTGCCTTGTGATATGCTGGCAGGCAGGACGCCGCGATATGCCATGCAGACAATCGGCACTGAATGGGGCCGGGATATCATGGGGAAAGACTTCTGGGTTGGCATTGCGGAAAGCAGAGTTAGAGAAAGATTAGAGTGGGGCCTTGACGTTGTGATTGACGATATCCGATTTCAGAATGAGGCGGACATGGTTCGTCGGATGGGCGGCACTGTTGTCGGGCTAAAGGGGCGCGGCGGTATTATGTCGGATCATGCATCAGAAAGCGGAATTGATGCAGATTTCTACATCACAAATGATAAGCCTATGGATCAGTTTCTAGCTGATGTGCGGTATATCTTGCATCGGGTTGACTATTAGCCGCGACCACGTTCATTGAAATTAGCCCGCGCTTTGTGATTGCGCGGGCTTTTTTTATACGAGCGTGAGTGCCTCAGATAATCCGCATTCCCATAACCAGGAACATCACGCCATCGTCACCGCTTGGCTTGATAAGCACGGGGCTATCAATGTTATCACCGCATTCCATGGTGACATCCTGACCACTACACTGCGCCAGAACGTCCGCAAGATAGCGGCTGTTGAACCCAAGCGTGAGCGGCTTGCCGCTATACGATACCGCAACTTCTTCCTCTGCCGCGCCGATATTACCCCGAACCGACAATACAGCAGAGTTGCCGTCAACGACGATCTTGACCGCCCTAGACCGATCATCCGCAATAGTGGCAACTCGATCCGCCGCAGCCTTCATTTCTCCCGCGCTGGAAGTGATAACGTTATGATTGTCAGTCGGGATAATCCGACCATAAGATGGAAATGCACCGTCAATCACTTTGGACACAATGACAGTCGATCCCAAGTCAAACATGATCTTGGTATCAGAAACTGAAACCGTCACTTCTCCAATGTCAAGGATTTTGACCAGCTCACCGACTGTCTTTGCTGGAACGATTACGCCCGGAAAGTCAACGTCCATCGGCATGGTTGCTTTGGCGAGCCGATGCCCGTCCGTTGCAACGGCGATAATATCGCCATCTTGAGACGTATGCAGATACACGCCTTGCAAGTAATATCGGGTTTCTTCGGTTGACATTGCCCCTTTTGTCAGATTGAACAATCTGGCAAGATCATGGGACTGCGTGACAAACGAATGATTATACTCGCTAGACGCCATTTGCGGATAATCATCAATCGGCAGCGTCTGCAATTCATACTTAGACCGCCCCGCCTTGACTGTAAGAATGCCACCATCCTCAGACATAGATACCAGAGAACCGCTAGGCATTTTTGCCACGATAGCAGACAACATGGCCGCGTTTACAGTCGTGCTGCCCGGCTTGGATACCGTTGCTTGCGCGGTTCCAGTTACCTCAATGTCAAGGTCTGTCGCCTTTCCAGTCAATGTGTCGTCTGTTGCGATCAACGCCACGTTTGCCAGCGACGGGATAGTGTTTTTCTTCTGAACCGCGCCGATGAGTTTTGCCAATAGCGATTTAAGTGCGGCTTGTTCGATTGTCAGTTGCATTGTGCCTCCTTGGCTGCTTTCGTGATTGCGTATTCTGCGGATTCAATGTAGTGCGCGGCCTGTTCGATATCGTGAAATGCGTCATCAAGCGCCTTTTCAATGATCTCCGTTGGACTTAGACGCCACCTTCCATCCTTCCTCATTTGCTTTTCTGCCGATCCATACCCCGGCAAGTCCATTAACTCTTGCGGCGTCATCTTCGCCATCAAATATCCCCTTCCACATAGCTGGCCCATGATTGGGGAAATGCCTTCTTGACGTATTCCCCCACTTGACGCGCGACAATCCGGGTCTGCGATTGCGCGTGATCGTCAAGACGTAGATTGCACATATTCATCACCGCGTCAAGACTACCTGACCATCGCCACCGCGTCATATGGCAAAGCGGAAGGATCATCCTGGCTTCCTCTGGCGCAACGTGCTTTAGCAACTCACGATATGCCCTGTCCGCTGTTTCAATCGCGTTATCAGCGATCATGGCAACATCTGCATTCAATTCAGGATGCAACGGATCACCAGCGCCTTGCTTAACCTCTTGCGCAATACTCGCCCAATTGTCAGGCGTAAAATATACCGGCAACCCTTTGATATAGCGACGGCTTACTTCGCTCATTCGCATATATTCATGCTTGACCAACTGACGCGCGACAAAAACAGGGGCTTCAATCGTGAATTTCAGGTAGCAATGCCCAAATGGCGCGGCATGAGTTGGTGTCTTGCGGAATTTCCACATAGAAGACCGGATTGAGGTGGGGTCATTAGTTGCGGCAATTTTTGCAATCATCTCATCATATTCATCGCTAGTCATCCCGCGAACAAGAAATCGAATTAGGTCTGATTGACGGTCAGTCAAAACAGGCTGATCCCGGCTGATATGCGGCGTCAATTCAATATGATCCCATCGGATAGGATCAACGCTCTTATCCGCGTCAAAGCTAACCTTTGCATCCATCACAGGGCTAAGGTCATCGCCCATTACATCGTCAAGCATTACTGTAATCATTCGTCGTCACTCCAGAATAGTATAAAAAGCAGGATCGTGGCACATATTAAGACTGTGAATAGAGGGAAAATCATTGTAGAGCATTCAACGCGGCTTCCGGTTGCGCGGTCATGCTTGCTCCGATAGCGCATCGCGAGCACGCTGAAGGTCATCCCAAGCCGTATCGCAGCAGTCGCGCAGGGCTTCCATCTCGCCAATGGCTTCGTCCAGCTTGTCGCGGACCTTGCCCACGGCAGCGCGGTGTTTTTCGATCTTCGCCATCATCGCGGCAATCTGTTTCTTGGTCAGCATCACTCCCCCTTCCCCGCCCGTGCGGCGTCGTCGATAAGCGCGGCGGGCGGCTCTCCCTGCATCGCGCGGATGTCGGCAGCAAGGCTCATGGCAATGTCGGCGTCGCCCCTGCCGTCTGCCCTGAGCAGGGCCAGCGCGCGGGTTCCGCTTTCCACGAGCGCCTGCACATGGGGCAGCGCGGCGAATGCCTCGGGCGGCGCGTCGGCGCGGATGTAGTCGGCGTATTCCGCATTGCCGTGAGACATGGTTTCTCCGTCACCAGAGAGATGCCAGTTGTCAGCCATGATGCGACGATAAAGTATAATCCGATCCGGCGCGGTCATGGCTGGTCTCCTTTGGCGAGGGCGGCAAGATAACGCGCCTCAAGCGACCGACAGGCGATCATGGCGTCATTAGTGTCCACCTTCTTCCACTTCCGGTTGTGCAAAACGGCGTAGAGTTCGGACCAAGATAGACCGCCTCGTTGCGCCAATCTTTCAACGGACTGGCCGTGGTTGTCATTCGCCTGTCTGCTGTGGTCCTGCACAAGCTGCCAATCAATAGACGCGCCGCCACCGCCCAGAATGGGAAAGGTTCGTCTTGTCCGCACCGACCGCGCCGACCGCGCCTCTGCCAGTTCTGCGGCCAGCCGGGCGTTATCGGCCTCGGCTGTCATCCCTCTGTTTGTTGCTGAGTGAGCAAAGCCCCAAGCTTTATCCCGCTCCGCCTCCACCTCTGCCAGCCGGGCGGCGAGTGCTTCCAGCATGTCGGCGGTTTCCGTCCGCGATGCGGCTTCTGTTTCGCTGCGAAGCCGGGCCAGCATCTTCGCCACGGCCTCGGGCGTCAGGTCAACGGTCATGGTGGGTCTCCTGAATGGCGGCAGGAAAAGCGCGCTGCATTGCGCTAATCGCGGCATCGGCGGGGATTTCGGCAAACCACTCAAGCGCCTTGACCGCCTCCCGCAGCCGCTCCACCTCCCCCACCCCCGGCACCAGATGCGCCAGGTCGGCGGCAATCTGGTCGGCGTCGATGACGCGGATGGCGGCGGCGATCATTCGTGCGCCGATTTCCGTCCCGAAAAGAACTCCGCCATCCCAATCGGTTTGTGTTTCGTCGTCAGCCTCATTGGCCGTCTTGTGGGCTTTGGCTTCTTGGGCGTACGCCACTTCCGCCGCCTTCTCCAGCACGGCCCGCACGAACGGGGCTAGAGGGTGGGTCATGCTCGGCCCCCATCGGTCAGAACCCTGAACGGGTCGTTCGAGTAAGGCGTCGTGTAGACGGGCATCCCGAAGATCAGCCAACCACCAGAGTGGATGTACTCCACAAAGACAGGCCTGTCCTGGAGTGTGCGGCAAAACGACCGCAGCAGGAAATCGCCAACCACGACAGCGGACGGCTTCAGGTCGCGCCTCAGTAAGTCAAGCCGCTGCCGGTAGATGTCATTAAGGACGGCGTCGTGATCCAGGGTATACCCCTGGACCTTCTTCTTCGTCAGTGCCTCGGTCATCTCCGCCGCGATCTCGCCGATGGGCTTCATATCGCCGGTCATCACAACCCCCTCACGACAGCCGAGCCGCCAGGCAGGTTAAATTCCATCGCTCGCTGCTTCAGTGTGCCAATCATCCGCTTCGCGTCAGCCTTCATCGTGCGGCGCTTCCAGGCGCGATCCAGGCGCTCGCCCAGGTCGGCATTTTTCAGCCGCTCGGCCTGCTCGGCGCGGTGTTTCGCTAGGCGCTCGGCGGCGCGCTTCACACCAGCGCCAGGCGGGCGGATGTAGGGACCGCTCACGGTTAGCCGCTTCGACCCCATGATTGCGGCTGCACCTCTCATCAGCGCATAGCCTACTCTCGACATCGACTTCATCGTCATCTCCTGTGTTGTCAATTTCACAACAGTACCCGCAACCACTGCGGGCAGTCAATCGGTATCAACCACCAACACTCGCCGGGGCGGATACTTATTCTCAATCTTCAGCAAGGCGTCGAAGATTGGCTGCGACCTTTCCTTCATCTCGCGATCAAGACTGACGAGCATTGCCATCAGGCAGTCGCGCTGCTGCTGGTCTTCCGCCGTGTAGTTCGGCGGCAGCGTCAGAACCCTATACTCGGTCATCTCTCTGCCTTTCGCTTCCGGTTCCTGGACGTCGGCCTCTGCGACAAGCCCAGCGCCTTGATCTCGCGGACGGTGATCTCCTCGCCTGCGAGCGTGTACTGCGACGTGCGCCGAACGCCATCGGCCAGCCAGGTCATGCAGACCAGGTCGCCAAGCGGCGTCCGCACCGATGCGGAGCCACCAGCATTGCCAGCGGCCCTCGCTCTGATCTGCGCGATCTGCAGGTAGTCGATCCGGTCGCCGCCGACGACCTTCCCCTTCACCTGGCTGATCTCGCGGTTCAGCGCAGCAAACGCCCGCGCCAGGATCGCCAGGGCCTCGGGATCGGTGATCTCGGCAGTCTCGACCGTCATCACCGAACGAGCGGCCTCCATGCCACGGCGGTACTCGGCTTGCAGGGTGGTGGGGTGCTTCATGGATGCACCTGCGTCATAAGCATCGTCACGCCAACCGCAAAGCTACCGACACCGATGAAGAGCGGAGCGTACCGCCCGCCTGAGATCAGCGAAGAAACAATGGCGTCAGCGATCACGATCAAAATGCCGACAATCATCAAGGCCAAGCCAATCGCCGCCAATATCGCTTCTGTGTCGGTCATTTGGTTCCTCTGGTGAAAAGGCCCCCGGCAAAGGGGAGGGAATGCCGGGGGCAAGGTGCGCGGGCGGCGGTTGCGGCCCGCGATGCAGGTCAGTGATCGTTGCCGTAGGTCGACGGCGATGCACCGCCGCCGGGCTGGTGGTCAAAGGTGCAGGTCGGATCTACCTTGTTCAGGTAGCCGCCCATGTCGAGGACTTCGCAGCCGTCAACACTTTTCGCAAAAGCAGCCGCATTCGCAAAAGCAATAACGGCGATGGTAGCAAGTGCAAGTTTCATTCGTTTAGTCCTCTCATAGTGGATCGCTTTACCCGGCTCTCCGTAACGGGCCTTATAGACATACCATTACACGCACAATCATCATGGGTCAATAGGGTTTCTTTTACTCAGAACAACTTTTTTCACCAGTCTCAGGATTATACACACAAGCGCCGCCGCTGGCATCATCTGAACCAGTGGCATCGTCGCTAACAGTCAGAACAGCCCCAGTCACGTCATTCGGGCGATACGTGGTGCATCCCTTACAACCCATTTCCCAAGCAGCCATGTATACGCCCGCGAAGTCATCAAAGCTGATATCCGCAGGGACATTGATGGTCTTGGAAATGGCGCTATCAACCCACTTTTGTGCAGCGGCCTGCATCTTGACGTGATCCATCGGCGCAAGAGTTTGGGCAGTCACAAAGTGAGCGGGCAGGGCTTTGCTATTCGATCTAGACCGATATTCCGCAACCGCGTAGTCAACCACTTCCTCTTTCTTCTGGCTTCCGTCCGGCATTCTTACGTCGCGCGTGTAGCTGGTCGCAAAGATCGGCTCAATACCGCTGGATACGTTGCCAGCATACAGGCTAATGGTGCCGGTAGGGGCAACGCTAGTCAGGTGAGAATTGCGAATGCCATACTTGCGGATCATCTCTGCTAGTTCAGGCACCGTATCTGCGTAGTAAAGCCCCGGATCAAACAATGGAAACGGTCCTTTCTCGCGCGCAAGATCAATGGAAGTCGCATAGGCAACAAGAGCAATTTTCCGCATGATCTGGTCAGTCATATCAGCGGCGTTATCGCTGCCATAGGTAAGGCCCATGATAGCCAAAGCGTCTGCAAGACCTGTCACACCAAGGCCAATACGGCGCTTTGCTTTTGCCTCATCCTCTTGCGCTTGCAGCGGGAATTTGGATGCATCAACTACATTATCCATCATCCGCACGGCAATCTGCACAACCCGTTCCAGCTCATCCCAATCAACGCCCGTCGCGCTAACCAGTCGCGCCATGTTCACGCTACCAAGTAGGCAAGCGCCATAAGGCGGAAGGGGCTGTTCACCGCACGGGTTTGTCGCGGCGATAGTCTCGCAGTATTTCAATGGGTTTCGGTCATTGATCCGGTCAATAAAGATAACCCCAGGCTCTGCGTAGTCATACGTTGCGCGCATTATCTTATCCCAGAGGTCGCGCGCAGATACCGTCCGGTAAATTTTGCCACCGAATTGCAAATGCCACTCGGCATCCGACTTCACCGCCCGCATGAATGCATCCGTCACCAGAACAGACACGTTAAACATTCGCAACCGTCGCGCATCGTGCTTGGCAGTAATGAAGTCCTCAATATCCGGGTGGTCACAACGCATCGTCGCCATCATCGCGCCGCGACGGCTTCCTGCGCTCATAATCGTTCGACACATTGCATCCCACACATCCATGAACGACAACGGGCCGCTAGCATCAGCATCAACACCCTTGACGTGCGCACCTTTAGGGCGAAGCGTGGAAAAGTCATATCCAATTCCACCCCCAGCCTGCATGGTCAAGGCGGCTTCCTTCAAAGCGTCAAAAATGCCCGTCATGCTGTCTTGGATGGTCCCCATAACAAAGCAGTTAAAGAGCGTGACATTACGCCCTGTTCCCGCGCCAGATGTAATGCGACCGGCTGGCAGGAATTTGAAGTCATCAAGCGCAGAATAGAATACAGGTTCCCATTTATCCGGATCACTTTCAACCGCCGCAACAGCCTTGGCAATGCGTCGCCAAGTGTCCTGCACGGTCAAATCGTAATTCTCGCCATCGTGCGATTTGTGCCGATACTTCAAATCCCAAATCTGCTCAGAAATAGGCGCTGCAAAATCACTCATTTTCCCGAACTCCCAAAGCCATTAGCGCCCCGCGCGGTTTCAGACAAAGCCGACAATTCAAACTCAACATGCGGCGTCTTTACGATAACGCCTTGGGCAATCCTGTCGCCAACTCGAGGCCAAGACGCCCGCCCGGTCCCGTCATACGCAAGCTTGACCTTAACCTCACCGCGATAGTCGCTATCAATCACGCCAACGCAATTTGAAAGCCTAATATCATCGCGGAACCCATGCCCGCTGCGGCTAAAGATCAGCAATGTATGACCTTTCGGAACTTCAATCGCCAATCCTGTGCCATAAGTCACAGTCTCATTCGAGAACTCACGGCTAACTGCGGTCAGGTCAAACGCGCCGCTTCCATCGGTCGCATATGTCGGGAAAGCCGCATCGCAATGCAGCTTGTCTAGTTTAACTTTCATGTATGGGAAACCTATATGTTGATACGGCGGGAACCTTTATAGATACCCGCCGCAAGATGATGTGTCAAGTGGTGGTATTAACGTTTGACTACTGCAATCCATTCGTAGTCATCAGTGCCTTTGACTTTCCGCTGGCATAGGATGACGCGACCAAGATCAGCCAATTCACGCGCCATGGAACCGACCTTGCGACCGTATTCCGAAAGGCTCCATGTTTTGCCAGTATGGTAAATGATGCTAGTCCCAGGCTTGGCTTGAGGAATACCGTCAATTCCCATAACAGCATTACGCAACACGCGGGCGGGATCTTTTGCGGATGAGATATTCACGTCCAGTCCTTTTCAATTGCGGCCTCAATAGCCTTTTCCTCGATCAACTCTCGCACTTCCTTGGGCAACATGTCAATCGAAACTTCCATGCCTTCAATTTCAAGGCTATCCATTTCCGCATCAACCGCCTCATACCACACAGGCGAACCCCTCACGCCGTAGTCGCTCCGTTCCGCCGTAGCTGTAACCCGCGCAGTGAACGTCACAGTGAATTCAACATCGCAGTCCATTGATCAGACACTCCCAACTGTTGCGCTTCCGATGATAGCCATTTCTTTTGGTCTTTCCAGTCTTTTCTTTTGCCTAGACGCGGATTGTGGTGCATCGCCCAAAGATATGCGTCCGCACGGTCCAGAAACTTCACCCTTGCCGACTTCACGGGCGACATATCAAGGTGCATATCCAGATTGTGCAACTTAGACCACTTATCTGCCACAGTGTCCGCAGTCGTCTTGTCGCCTCCCCACGGAATGTCACCGCTGGCATACTCGCCTAAGTCATGAGTAATACAAGCCTCTAGTGTATCAGCATCACCAGGCCAAAGCATGATTGCCAGAATTGCCATCCTGCCGCCGTGGTAAGCGACAGGATCAATCGTATGGCTAAGGTGAGGGTTAGTGTGCCAACGTCTCACCATCGCGGCATAATAAGGGGCTAGGGTCATTCTGCGGCCACGCTGAATAGGTCGCCGCTTTCCCGTTCAGCCATTGCTAGGTTAGCCCCAGCTTGCGCGGCGTATTCCGCCTTTAGCTCAAATCCGATATAGCGCCGCATCATCTTCAATGCTTGAAACCCCGTGCTGCCAATTCCGTTGAATGGGTCCATCACAACATCACCCGGCTTAGTGTATAGTCGAAGGCAATTCGCAATAGTATCCAGTTGCAATGGGCAGACGTGGCGCTCGTCATCTTGGGCCTTAGCGCTACGCCATCCGTTCAAAACCTTTCCTTGGTCAATATTCATCCATACAGGGCTTGCAAGTTTCTGCCATTCATAAACATCAAACTCAACATGAGGCAGAAGTTCCGCAAGCATCGTATCATCTGGAACGTCACGGCAAAGCCCTTCACGCCTCATATGGTCAAGCCACTTGCGCGCGATGGGAACAGCCGCCGCAATATCACCCGGCGCGCAATGCTCTATCCGGTCCGGGTTATCACCATCCTTACGGAAAAACAGCATATAGTCAGGCATCCCGACACGGTTCATCGCGCTATCCTTGCGGATCTGCTTGTAAAGCAGGCCCAGCGCCTTGGTCCGCTGCATTTCCACTACGGGGTCTTTCCAAATCGTCGTGCGTCCGTGATAAATCAAACCAGAATCTGTGTGCGCCTTGATCAGATCACCGGAAAAATCCTGCAACCCAATTGCGCCATCCCTTCCTTTTCGCATCGGCAAATCAGTGCAGTGAACGCAAACGATCCGGCCTGGTTTGATTACTCGCGCCAAAGCATCAGCAAAGAATTTGTATTGGTTGATGAAGTTAGCGCCTGTTCCAGCGTTCCCTAGATCGCGTTCGCTGTCGGAATACACGAACAAATCTCCAAAAGGAGGTGAGAAGATAGCGCAGTCAACGCTATTCTCTGGCATCGCAGCCATTCCTTCAACGCAGTCCGAATTATGTAGCGCCCAACCTGCGCCTTGATATTCTGGTTTCTTCATGCCACTTCCTCCGATTTGACCCATTCCGGGAACCATAGATCAAGAGGCCGGTCATATGCAACCCTTCTCGATCCCTCAACTTGTGACTTTTTCATCGCTTCCGCCATGCTGCGCTTCATTTCCTTATGTTTATCAGCCTTCCCAGAAACAACATCCCATATTGCCTTCTCAGTGTCGGCAATCACGATATCGTTTTTAACAGATTGCGATTGACCGAACCGATGACTGCGGCGCTGAGCTTGATAGAATTGTTCATAGCTATAACTAACCGAAGCGAATACCGCATGGGCGCAATGTTGCCAGTTCACGCCAAATCCTGCCAACTTAGGCTTTACCACGATAACCCGAAAGTCACCATCAACAAACCCAAGTAGTAGCTTTTCCTTCACGTCAGCATCCATGCTACCAACGACTTCACGCGCGCCTGGAATAATTTTCGCAAGCATGGCGCTTTCGTCGTTAGTCTCGCACCATACAGTTACCGGCTTATCATGTGTCGCCAATTCAGCCGCAAGTTCACACCTCTGCCTTAGCGTAAGGCGCTTTTCGGCATGGAAACTAGTCGCGCTCAATTCTGGAATACGGAACAGCATTCCTTGTGTTGCGGTTGTTCTGTCGGCTGATACAGTGTGCAATTTTGTCTGAATTTCTGGCAAAATATATCCTGTATCATCGCCGCCAAGATCGGAAGGCAGCGTAGCACAACGAGACCATGACGCGACCCATTGCCAGAAGTCTTTCTGCGCGTGACCCTTCAATCTCCACTCTTGGGAAGCGGTTGATGTATCATTGATAAACCACTTGGACAACATTTCCTGCTGTCGCATCACGCCTAGAAACTCTGCATGGTTGCCCAATTCCATATGATCATTAGGGCTTGGGGTCGCAGTAGCTGCCAGCTTGAACGGGGTATTCTTGAACGCATCAATCATCGTCGTGCGGATTTTACCGTTAAACGATTTCAAAATGCTACTCTCATCTAAGATAATCGCGCCAAACGCATCGGGATCGAGTTTCGGCAACCGCTCATAGTTCGCTACCATAACGCCTTGACCGACTTGCGATTGATCCTTCACTTGCCGCGCGTCAATCCCGAATTTCTGGCCCTCTCGCACCATCTGACCCGCAACAGCAAGCGGCGTCAAGATCAAGCTAGGCTTGCCGGTCTCATCCGCACATTGCCGGGCAAACTCCAATTCAATGAATGATTTACCCAATCCTGTATCCAAGAACGCCGCCGACTTGCCTCGATTAAGAGCAAATTCAACAGACGCTTTCTGGTGCGTCTTGAGTTGTGGCGATAAAGAAGCAGGCTTGAACCCGCTAGACTGCGCCGCAACAGCGCGGCTTGCGATAAAATCGCGGTATGCTTTAATATCTACCACGGGCATTCATCTCCTTTGTAAGCCGGTTTCCATGCGACAGTTGGCACGGCTTGCGGCTTAGGTTGTGTTACCATGCGGACGCCTAGCGCGTCAAGGGCATGATCGATATGCGGCGGAATTACTTCGACTGAACCATGCACGGCCAATACCATTCGCAATCCTCATTTGTGCCAGGTGTATCCATAAACCAAGATTGACGGTATTCTGTCGGTTTAGTCCCGCTGGCTTTGTTTCGGTAGCAACTAGCCCTAACTGTGCACGTTTCGCTCGGACACATTGATATGTCAGGCATTAGGTGATTTCCCTTCTATTGCATTCTTGATATTCATGCAGTGAGTATGTGTCCCTTCCGCAATAAAATTCACGTATTGCGTCCCGTTCTTATGAACGATAGAAACCAACTCGCATGGGGCGACTTTACCGGGGCGGATTTCGTAAGCGGTCATGCTTCGCACTCCACCAATTTCCCGCCCTTGCACTGATACCAGACCCCCGCCTTGATGCCGTCTTGCCCGGTTGTTCCGCAGGCGATGGACAGGCGATGATACGCCGCGTCGCGCCACACAATTTCGCGGGCAAATAGATCAACCCCGTCCACATCACCGCGAACCTTACCACCCGGCCCAGTAGCCATGGCGCACGACTGATCGCCTGACGCGGTTGCAGCGCCCTGATAGCCTGACGCGGTTGCAGCGCCCTGATCGCCTGACGCGGTTGCAGCGCCCTGATAGCCTGACGCGGTTGCAAGGCCTTTGCTTGACTTCGCGGTCTCGCCCTCCGGCTTGGCCCGCGCCACAACCCACGCAACCGCTTCCGTCGCTAGATCACCCAAGCCGATTTCCCTGCCAACCGTCAGAATTTCGGCGGCAATCTTGTCGCCGTCTCGGTCGGTCGCCCCGTCTATTTCAACGACGCAAAAACGCGAGCCAGCGGGCGGATAGTAGCTAAAGACTGCCAGAGGGTGTTGATCATCAGGGATTGCGTGAAAACCGCTGC